ATTGTATCAAAACATTTTTTACAATAGATAGCATGACGTATTTGTTCATATCGTACACCGCCATAGACAATAAATGACATTATTTATTATAGTTAGAGAAACTCTTTTATTTTAGACTAATATGTCAATCCGACCAACTTCATGAGGGTGCGACCGAGTAAGTTAGAGCCAGAGACCGAGCCATCCTTGGCAACTGTACCGGTCATTTCATTTTCGGCGGTGGCAGTATACGCGACGAGTTTCACCTTCTGCTCCTTTACGGCGTCCAGAATCTTACGGAATACACCATCCTCGTTATAGCGCTGTTTCAAATACGCCTCTAGAGGACCTTCTACACCGGCAATATAGGTTTCAGGTGTAAAGACCGCACCGGTCTTCTTGATGGTCACCGCCTTGTGGGCATCACGCATTCGGATACCGAGTTCATCTGTTAGAACTGCCAGGGCTTCTACACTGGGGTCGGCACCGAGTGCTCGCTTCTCTTCCAGATATTTCTGATAAATATTACCGATCGTGCTAAAGAGCTGCGCACCGAGCTCAGGCTTGTTGGAGCCGAGCTGATACTTGAGCGCACCAATGACCGCCTCTAAATTGGGATATAGAACGGAGGAGTTCTTAGGATCTTTGAACATAAAGGGTGCGAAGGTGCTGATGGTACGACGCCAGCCCTTCTCCTTAATCTTGAGGTCGTCCTTTGCGGCAGATTTGTAGTAGAAGGGGTAAGCGGGACCGGTGGCGAGTTCTAACTCTGGCTCAGCTGCCTCCGCCTCTTCCTCTTCTGCTAACTCCTCTTCTGCTTCGGCGGCTCCCTCTTCCTCGGCAGCAGTCGCCTGTTCCTCTACCTCTTGAGCCTCCTCTTCAGCGGATTCTTCGCTCAGTTCGGCAGGTGCCTCAATACGGGGCGCCGCTGCCAATCGCTCATTAAATGATGTTAGAACTTCAGGCGAGACATATGGCTCTTCTGCCACAGGTTCAACGGTTGCCGCACTCACTACAGGCATTGATGGTAAAGAGAGTGCGGAGGTGGTGGAGCGGCGGCGGAAGATGAACCACCGATTGAGGAAACTGAATGTACGAATGACAGAACTCATTGCGTAATTACGACCCAATGCCGTCGCCATTTCGTGTGATGTAGAGAAGAGATTTGTAGAGGCGACCATACCCATCGCTAACAGCTCAGTAGGATTGAGGAGTTCCATTCCGATTTCGCTCATACGACGCACGAAGTACTGGAAGGATACAAGATATTCACGGTATGTTTCGCCGATGCTGATAAAGCTGACGTCAATGGACTTGCCGAGCGATTCATCGGTTGCTGGAAGCACCGTCATATCGGCGTCGTACTTTTTAGTAATACTCCAGATATCTGACGCCCCCTCATTTCCGCGTTTCACCCCGTCCATGGGCAAATCTTGTAGTAGCGAGACCACTTTATCACCATCAAAGCAGCAACCGACGAAGAATCCGCCGACCTTTACGGTTTCTGCTAGATTGAGCAAGAATCCATCCAGAGTCGTGCGGTCCTTGAAGAAGTAGTGGAGGGAGAACATGAGAGAGGCGACATCAAAGCCGGCAGCCGCCATTCCACGCATTTCCTGAACGTAGGGAGGCGCGGTTGGATCTGATTCGCCCCATAGAGTTCGTAGCATGGAGCGGTCAAGCGGCGTCTGACCGGCGGAGCCGTCCGCATAGCGAACCGAGGAATCCGCTTGAACGAAGAGCATACGAGGTACACCGGCACCGTTCTTAGAGCGCATGAGGTATTGTAGATAGCGACGGTAGGCACCGTTCTTATTGTCCTTGAGTCCATTGACGGCAATATCGCAACCGAGTACCCAACCAACACGGGCATTCATCCACTTGTGGATATCACCGGCTTGACCGACCGACATATCCAGTACGGAGGCACCCGCCGTCAACACCTTAGAGAGCAGTAATTCGTCCTTAATGTAGCGATTGTGAAACTCAGTGAGTCCACGGATTTTATTGAGGTCTCGCTGGGGCGCCTTACGCTGGTAGTACGCCAGATTCGTTGTTAGGGGTGCCGGTGCTCCTTCCATCACCTCTTCGGTAATAGAACCGTTGCGAATCATATATTCGGTGACGGGGTCGTGGATAGAGAGCCAGACATCATTCGCGACCTTATCGCTGTTAAGAGTGCCACCGATGATACCACGGGTGAAATCTTCGGTCTTATCCCAACGGACTCTTAGAGGAACCCAGCGCCAGCCCGCCGGCGCTTCGGGCTTATAGACCATCTCTACTATTGTACGATTTGTAATAGGGTCCTTGGTTTCTTCGCAATAAATGGTATCATCAAGAGATTCCAGGGTCTGCGCAGCAGGTGCCGCACCGGCGGCATCCGTGGCACCCGCATTCATCGCCACGTAGCAGACCGACGCCATAGGGTCAATAGGTACAGGTGTAAATTCTACCGGCTTGTATACACTACGTGTTCCCTCCTGGAGCGAAGAGGGATACGGCTTCTTGTTGAGGACCGTATCACGAGGGTCAACGAGTGCGGGGTCAAGCGAAGAGCCGACAAAGAGCCGCAGAGTCTTGTAACGCACGATTTGATTGGTATCTTCACGTAGTTTTGTATTGACCGCATCTACAATTGTCGCCTTACCTTCACTATCCTTCTCCTTCTCAGTCACAACGAGGAAATCTACCGAATTTTGGGACGCGGGTTTCCATTTGAGTTGCGTTTCCCAGGTATTGATGTTCTTGACGAGGGGTGAAGCATTGGGTGTGAAGATGAGACCGTCGGTATGGTAAGGCGCATCACGAGACAGGCGGTCTAGAACGGATGCCGCCTCCTTAAAGATACCGACAGGGTCGGTAGGATCCACGGGCGTTTGAAAGGTTTTCATATGAATGGAGAGGCTGTTCTGCTTTGGAATAGAGCCGACAGTATATTCGGCATTATTCAGGGCGGCGACCGCTTCTCTTAGAGCCGCCTCTCGGCTAACAGCGACCTCAACACCGCGAATAATGAAGGGACGCGCGGAGACGTCTTCACCTCGGCGACCGTTAAAGATATCAAAGGCGTAATAACGGCTCACCGGCTCATTCGTAGCGTTTGTAGTAACCCATTCTCCGTCTAATACACAGCCTGCCCAATCGGCAAGTTCAGTATCTACGATCTTACGGTCGGTTCCATAGACGTTCAAAGAGCGGTCAACAAGATAAATGCGTCCATTTTTCGTAACAATCATGAGGCAACGGAGACCGTCTGCCTTATCGGTTACATTGTAATCTTCTAACCGAATGTTCGCCGTATCAGCTTCCTTTTCAAGCCCCATATGCGTTTTACGTAGAGTAATGGGCTGCGAGCCAGGAAACGAACCCTTCTTCGCACCGGTTTGACCTTCCATTTGCGTAAGGACTTGCTGGCGTACCGATTCACGGGTGAGAATGTACGACTTCTGTAGTCCACGTAGCACCGAGACAATACCAAAGATGAGCGCTTTCTTCGTTGCCCCCGTGAGAGCCTCTACTTCTAATTCGTAGTGTGTAGGCTGCTTGACAATACCGGCATTGGTAAACGTAGTTGCCTGGATGTAATTGCCACGGGGGTCTTTGCGATTTTCACGGACAAACGAGGCGTCAAACTGGAGTCCCTTCCAGTGGAGGGATGTGAAGCTGAAACGCTGCATATAACGAAACGCTTTAGGAAGGGACGCCCAGCGTGAAACCGCGTCTACAACACGAGGGTCATCTTTGGAGAGCGGGATTTCGCGACGTAGCTTGATACGTACACCGTATTCAGGTAGGTCAATTTCACTTGGTCCCTTGGCAGACGCTTGCTTCTTATCCTTGAGGATACAGAAGAACGGCTTGCCCTTGAGGGTATTGTCACGACAGTACGCTTGTATAGTACCTTCGCCGACAAGGGTGAAACGTAAACCGCCTGAAATCATAATATTAAGTTTGGGCGGCTGCGGGTCCTCCTGTAATCCCATACTACGTAAGTGCTTAATCGCATTCAAGAACGATGTATAATCGAGTTCCTTGCCATTAGGACGCTTAAATGTTGCCTCAATCTCTGTTTCTGTAGCGTTTTCCCACGCAGACCATAGGGTGTCCACCGCCTGAGATTCGACAGATTTGAGCTCTAAGGACATACTTCTATTAAGTCTGAGACTTTTTGCTTAAAGCCATCAACTTTTATCTCCGCCCTGAGCTAGACCCCGAGTCGGGACTTTAATTTATATCCGGCGATGGCGGCAATGCGTTCCACCTTTGACCCGGTCACGTCCGCCATTCCTAACTTCTTTCCGACCGATTCTAGCTCTCCCAGAGTTAGTTTCTCCAAACTATGAATAACGGATGCCGAGGGGAGCAAGGTCCAAGAATGATTCGTAGCATAATCAAGTAACGCTTTTCCGGTATCAACCCCTTCTACACGCATCATCATTCCGGTATGATGAACATTATATAATCCTTTTGGCGAGCTCGCCCCTTCACCCATATAGTCGGCGGCAGGATATAATGTAATCATCTTTGAGTCGTCGTCCCAAATCGCAACTTGAATCTGCTTGGCGACACATAGAAAATCCAAAAACGCCGAGACCGCCTTATCGTTCTTGACGACTTGCCATAGAAAAACCGATTTGGCTTGTTTGAGTTCGTGTAGATCGCCACCGGATGCACAACGAGGACGAATAATTGCCTCTAGCATAGTCTTCGTCCAACCACGTGAACGTCCACCTTGGGATTTGTAGAGTTCATCAATACGTGCTTCACAGCGGAGGGCTTCGTTAATTTCCATCTGACGTTTCGTATTCTTAGGCGAATCCTTGTATAAAATATCCATGTATTCAATACCAAATACAACAGGGTCTAGTGTATATTTTAGAACATCAAGTTTCTGTACCTTTTTGGGCTTAGGGGTGGGAAGGGGGATGGTGTTGGTGTTAGTGTTGGTGTTGGTATTTAGGACAGGAGGTGCGGCGACAGCAATAGCAGGGGTAACAGCAACAGCAGGGGCAGAAGCAAAAAGAATCGGAAAGTGATCTAGGTCCACCTTGCGCACAGAAATCAGTGATTCTAAATCCTTAACATTGTATGTTTGAAACGGATTAGACTTTAAAAAGTCGGATAATTCATTCCAATGAACCATTTATGTAATTAAAGCGGCGAATCATTTAGACCCCTCGTCGGACGCTTCGTCAGCAGTAACGGTCCGGGTTAAAGAACTAAGATATATCTCGCGGTCAGCCAAATTCTTACGATTTGTCTGGGTAAACTGAATGAAAAGTTCTAGGTCGTCAAAAACCGGCTGTGCGAGATTACAGCAGTTAAAAAAGACTCCGTTTAGATTCTCAGAAAATTCGGCGGAATGCTTTTGTAGAATTCGGATAATCTCAATATATTCTGTCTTTGTTAGACTCTTCAGGTTCTCTAAAAATACCTTGCGCCGCTCGTATTCTTCTGGTGATATACCGGGCGCCGACATAGTTAATAAGAGACAAGTGTTTCATCATATTTATCTTACGCATCCTCTTCACCGGTACCCTCTTCTACTAGTTTGCCAACCGCCATGATAAATGGGGCATTCGTCTTAATTTCACTACGTTCTAGACGAACCTTGATAGTATCACCCTCTTTGATAGCATCAAACTCGGTGTTGCCGATGTGAATGTCACGAGGTAGAAGGATACGAATCGCCTCTTCAAAGACGGCGTAAACACCCATCTTTGTGACCTTGAGGACGAGTACATTCATTACCATACCACCCTTAGGATAGAGTACGTTACACTTCATTTTACAGTCGTAGACGAAGTTGCCGGTGTAGCGACCGTTCTCGGCAGCACCCGCAGAGCGTGCGATGAGCTCAATAGAGTCGGGCTTCACGTAGCCATTGGCGTTACACTTAGACTCGTGGCGTTCCTTGAGTTTAATAACCAGCATATCTTTTACATCGTCCGCCTTATGAATGTTATTGATTTCACCAGGCGTTAGTGCCACACGTTCATCTAAGTAAATGGTGTGATACATCACTTTACTTATCTTCTATTCATCATAGATATATCAATTTTTAGACCGGCGACGCCGAAGACCGACGCCGACGAAGACCGACGCCGCCGAAGACCGACGCAACCCCTCAAGTCATCTTGACGCCCGCCCGTGCCGAGTCCACCACAGACAAGAACCAGCGGCTACCACCCACCGCACGTCGGTCAGCATATCGGAGCAGAAACTCCATATACGGGCATATTTGTTTGAGAGTCAGGTCGGTAATATGAGTGAGCGGATCCGCCGAATCGGCACGTACAGACGGGTTCCCAGATTTGAATTGTTTCGCTAGCATGTCCTGGCGTGCTTTCTGTGTTTTCTTATCTGTAGCAGTTTCCAATGGCGTATCAGCGAGCAGCAATTCAGCAATCGGGTCGCTAGCGGCACGTAAGATATCTTGAATAGCACGAACACGTTGCTGGTGATTACCAAGATTCGGCGTGTTTGCGCATTCAGCACCCTTCAAATCGCCTTTTGCCTTATCTACACTCTTGAATATGATAGTCTTTTGTTTGGAGACCAGGAAACCAAAGTATGGACCAGTATCCGTCTTGCGGTCAACTGCCTTACCGAGAATAGAATTAATATCCTCTTTGAAGACTGCCGTACACTGTGATATAGAACCGCCGTATTGGCAATACGTTTGTAAGGCACCAGATTCTCCTACCGAAAGATTGTAGATGACACAGCCACTAATACGATTTGCCTTATCTTTTTGGAATAATTCAATACGATGATTCTCCTTCATGAACACTTTCGCACAATCACGTTCATATCCACGTAGTGTATCAATACCACGAGTTAACCAATTACGGAAAGCGGCAAGTTGTTCTTTGTGCGACCAAAAATTTTCCATGTACCAGTGATATGCGATAGATTTTACATCAGGTAATCTACGGAAGAAACGGAATACCCAACGCCAGCCAAGCAATCCGTCCATTTCAGATATAGGTCCGGTCAGTTTTTTATCCAAAATTTGTGTAAGCGTAGCATCCCATTTTCTCAATTTATCAAATGCTATCTTTGCGAGTGCCTCGTCGCTTTCAATATCTACAGCCGTCGGTGCGGCGACAGTTGCTGCGGTAGTGGTCGTCGCAATAGGTTTGTCTAGAGACAGTCCATCGGTTGCCAGTAGAGTACCACGAGGTGGGTCGTAGTCACGGGGCATACGACCATAGGCACGTCCGTAGCGAAGTGCCATGGGTATTATTGTATCAGTTACACCTTCTGGCTGGAATACAATATAATCATTAACCAAGCGTAGTGTACCATAAATTCCGTCTTTGCGATGAATACGGATATTATCTAGAACATTTCGTAAACCTATACGAGCAAACGATTCTGGAATATCGCTATAAAAGAGTTTAATTACTTTGCTCACTTCAATGACGGTTTCCGTTTTGAAATAGTTGATGAGTCGCTGCTGTTTCTCCAAAAATACACGGCGGAAATTATACTCTTGTTGAGTACTATCATTTGACCCGAATCCTTTGGACTCGGCGCCACACGAATAAGGCTTACATTCATACCGAATTACGTCTCCATCATTGTTATACACAGGGTCACCGATGAAATCGCATAAACTTGTAAACGGTTCGTCCTTGAGTGGTACCATTTGTCTACGACCGAGGGCATCTACACTATCACGGTCCCCCATACCACGGAGTAATACAGCATTAAGGTTAAGATTACAATCCCACGCGTTTTCCTTCATTAGGCGGCTGACACGACCAATAGGCTGCGCCTTTCTTACAGCAAGACGGTAGGCGTATAAATCGGCAGTCTCGTATTTGCCGACATCTACGGCGTGTAAATAGATGAGACAGTTACGCTTTTCTAATGGTAGTTCAACGTGAGAGCAGAAACGAACACCACGACCTTCAATCTGTTCAATACGATTCAAATGGTACCAACCGTCAAGTAAATGGATTTGACGAATACATTTCAAGTCCAGACCTTCGGAGGCGACTTGGGAGCCGATAATTGCCTTTACTTTGGAGCCGTTCACTTCATCCATATTTTTGAAGGTGGTGGCGTGGCGTATAAGACCTGGAAAGTTTGGTGATAGACCATCATCGGATGTGAGCAAGATATAGTATTTTGTTGCTTTGGGAACCGCCCCCTCCTGAAGTAAAAGCGGAGCAGGTGTGCCATCGGCGAGTACACGGACCCAACCGCGCAATTCAAGGGCGATAGCGATTGGCAACGCACCGGCGGGAATATAGCGAGAATAGACGAAGGAGATGCCCTCGCCACGTTCAATACAATCAACAATTGCCGCTATTTTCGGAGCGTAATTTGCGAGATTTTCGGCACCAAAGATCTCTTGGATCGATTCTGTATCAACGTTATTCCAAGTAAATTGCTTCACTTTCGTGGAGCGAATCGTAGTTACAATTTCTTTGAAGTAATTACGCCAACCATCACGTCCATATGTTCCATTTTTATAGTAAATATTTCCTATTTGCATAGTACGGTCAAGAATAAAGTCGCTAATTTCGGTACCACGGTCCGATTCATTTACGGCTTGTGTGTGATACTTTTTGAGGTAACCACGTAAATTATCACCCACCCATGTTCCACCTATCTTATGAATCCATAGCGGCAACCGTTTCATAATATTTTTATCGTTTCCGCCCCAATTGACATGACCTACAAGCTCTTTTTTACCTTTCTTCATCTCCTTGCGGGCAATACTGTATTTTGGATATTCGGAATCAATAAATATATTGCTATTGCTCTCAGCGGGCGTAAGGCGGAGCGGGAAAGTATTAGGATTTTCGCCACGCATATAACTGACGTAGCGCTTGATGAGTCGGCTAAGCAAAGCCGCTCCGCCTGGTTTGAATTGTCCGTCCGCTTGGAACACTTGTGGGACCTCCAATCGCAACGAATCGTCCTTTGTATCATTTAGCGTCAATAAATTCAGTAAAAATACAATTTCGGGCGCGGTGTTGTACATCGGTGTAGCGGTCATGAGCATAAGACGAAGACCATCGGCTACACTGAGAATATTTTGAAGAACGGGGGTGAGACGCTTACCTTCGGCACGCTCGGTAAGTCTAGCCCGTTTAACTTCATCGGCAGCGACTCCTTCAGCCCCTGTTCCGTCCGCAATCGCCTCATCGCCCATTGCCTCTTCGCCAGGGTCCGCATCACGGAGATTATGCGCCTCGTCAATAATGAGTAAGTGATCGGCGAATAGTTCGCGCATAATAGCAATTTTACGATCTTCACGGGCTTGTTCGGTAATTGTATCAGGTATTTCTTTGAAACGGTCATTGACCCAATTCGCAAATCGTAAGTATCCCATGATTTGATAGCGTTTTTTGACGAGTTTATCGACTTCTTTGGCGATTTCCTCTTTATCTGGGTTATTTGCCATATCGGCGAGGCGGACATACGTCATACCGGTACATTGTGGGGACTTCCAGAGCTCTTTGGTGAGCGCATATTCTGCAGGGCTTGTTCCTACGAGACGATTCACGTCAAAAATGGTACGACGGAATCCTTCGGCGATTGCTTGGGGTGCGATAATATAGACCTTATTGTAAGGCATTGTTTCAAGGAAGGTTTCGGCAACTGTTACGGCGGAGCAGGTCTTACCGACACCTACACCGTGATACAGTAATGCCCCATTGTAAGGAGTATCAGGATGTAGAAAACGGGCAACGAGTCGCTGGATAGAGGTGGTGCTGAATTCACCGGCGGCTTTTTGGCAACTATCTTCGGCAACTGGCTCAGAGCGGAGTTCGTAGAATTCGGTTTTCTTCGCAAGACGTGCGGCAAAGTTAGGATCCGATATATTTGGATATAGACCGTACTCTTCATCACGACGTTCAATCCATTCTTGTGGTATAGGATTTGTTATATCATATTGTAGAAGTTTATCATCGTCCCATGTATCAATATCTTTATAGATTAATTCGGATAACGGTATTCGCGTGGATGGCTCCACGGCGGTCTCCTCCACGGCGGGCTCCTCAACGGCGGGCTCCTCCACGGCGGGCTCCTCAACGGCGGGCTCCTCAACGGCGGGCTCCTCAACGGCGGTTTCCTCAACGACAGGTTCAACAGGAACGTTTACAACTGTCTGGGGTATTTGTTGTGGTTCAGCAGATTTCTTTGCGATTCGTTCCGCTTGTAGTCGTAGAATTTCACTATTAATTTTAGAAATACTTCCAAATTTGCCTGTACTTTTTCCTACTCCTACAAGTTCAGGGCGACCTTGAAAACTATATAACACATTGCGATGTTTTTGTCCACTTGGCAATGCTGTTAATGATGCCTCTGTCCAAATAATATCATTTAATTTGGGCGGAGCCGCCATCCTCTCTGTTTATAGGGCGAATTTAAATTGTTTACCACCAAGAACGTGGACTTTTTCTCGCAGCAGCGACAGCGACCTTGGCATTTTCAGCAGCCGATGGTTTCTTATTTTTATTCGCAGCATTAACGGCAGCCGCTGCGACTCCAGTAGCAGCAGCGTTCGCTGCCTCCGCAGGTGTTTCGGCAACAGCGACGGCGGCATTCACAGCGGGCTTTACCGCTTCGTTCGCAGCCTTAGCCACATTTTTTTCATTGGTAGCATTACTCTTGGCAGCGGCATTATTCGCAGCGTTTGCGACTTTGTTGGCAGCAGCATTCGCAGCCGCAGCGGGTGTAGCAGCATTGGCGGCTGAGACAGCAGCGGGCTCTACCGCATTTACAGCTGCTACAGCGGCATTTCCTGATAAATTCTTACGCGCCATTACAAATGTATTGATACGATTGACATAACTTAGCGACGAATTGGAATTCTTATGATTTCTAATAAGCTTGTTGTGCTCTTCTAAGAAATTAGCAGTTGCTTTCCAGACTGGCTTATCCGGGTCGTTATTACTCAAACTATTCAAACCCTTTTTGATAGCGGGAATTATCTTGTTGAGTTTCTTAGCTGCGGCGTTAAGGGTTGTGTTGTTCGCCTTGGCATTGTTCTTTTTGGTGTTGTTCGCCTTGTTGTTCGCCTTATTATTTGCCTTGTTGTTCGCCTTGGCGTTATTCTTCTTGGTATTGTTCGCCTTATTGTTCGCCTTATTGTTCGCCTTGTTGTTCGCCTTGGCGTTGTTCGCCTTGGCGTTGTTTGCTTTGGCATTATTTGCCTTAGCGTTATTCTTTTTTGTATTATTGTTCCGCATCCTCTAAGGATAACGTAGAAAAAATTTACTTTATTTCCCACTCTAGAGCTGTAGTAATTTTATCTCGTAAATCACCCTCGCATACCCGCCGATGAAGTTCAGTCATAACCGCACGTTTCTGTACATTGGATTCGCGAATATGAGCCATCGCAGCATCAAATGTAAACCAACTAATGTCACCGATTTCTCGTTTCATAATATGATTATTAGGCTGAATACTTGCGACTACATTAGATTTACAACATGCGACAAAATAAGTTTGTTTGTAAGGAATACCGTTTGTACCAGTATATTCTTCAATGAGCGGGGGCTCATCAAGAATATGAAATAATCTGTATTGAATACCAGTCTCTTCCTTGAACTCACGTGACGCGCACTCCTTTTCCCGCTCTCCAACAGCACGTCTTCCTTTAGGGAATCCCCATTCGGCTTCTACAAATGTACCAGTTGCCATATTAATATACTGTGCCATCGTCTTTCCATTACGATCACCGGTTGTCTTGAGATTTTCAAAGTTGCGGCGAGCATTTTCAAATTCAGTTCGGAACTGTCGGGTGTTCTGCCCATTCCAAAGCTCGGACCATAGTTTTTCAAACGGTTTTATAAGTAGTCGCCCACGCTCTTCTACCGTCATTCCATTAATCAGTAAATGAATATAATCAATCTTATCCATTTTATACTTTCCTCGTAAGAATTCCACATAACATAGGGAATCACGACGGCGAACAAGAAGATAGTAAGGAGTATCTTCTATAAATTTAATCGCACATAGTCCAAACGATATTACCGGTTCAGTACAATCCCGGAATGTATGACCTAATTTACCACAATTTACGCACTCCATTAGATAGGAGCACCAACTTTTTTCGGATAATCAAACCCACAAAAATAGTAGAGTACAGGAGAATGTCGCTTGAATTGCCTGAAAATTTAAAGGGTACACCTCCGCCTCAGGGTGATATTTTTCCGCCAATTGGAATGGGTCCGGCTGTATGGGGTCCTATCTTTTGGACTACGATGCATATTGTAACAATAGGATACTCACCATTTCCTACAGAGGAGGAAAAGAAGGGAGTAATAAACTTCTTTGAATCGTTGCAATATATGATACCGTGTCCGATTTGTAAGGAACATTATAAGGAAAACTTTAAAAATTCTCCATTAACCGACGAAATTGTAGAGGATAAACAAAAACTTATACGATGGTTATTTAATATGCATAATTTGATTAATAAACAGCTAGGAAAGTCTGAAATTTCTTGGCGTGAGTTCGTATATTCTATTGCTTTTTTGGCTACGATGCCAAAATTTTCGTTCCAGGAAGCCGCTGCGTCTCAAAATAAATCGTACTTTGATACACAATCGTTGCTATATTTGGTAGCAGGGATTGGGTTAGGAGTAGGAGGTTATATGGCGTATAAGCACTATTCTAAGTAGTCTAAGCACGGCATCCATCTAAATATGCCATTTCGTCATCCGGTTCAAATGTGAACCAGCTGAGGAGATTTGCCAACATAGGATTATCAATTGGTGTATCAATCAGAGGAATGAGCGCATAGAAGCGTGGGCGTTTCTTCAAGTAAGCCCAACGCCATAATAGCGTATAGGGTATAACAACGAAAAAGAAGACAAAGCCATAAATTGCGTATAGAAGCCGATAAGGCCAGCCATGATAGACGTTGAGATTCGTTGCGAGTGAGGAGCCAAAGACACCGAGAGCAATTAATAAGAATACAGATAATATATTCATTGTTGTACTAAACGCACGTTTAAACATTCTTTGTACGCTAAATGTTTTACGCTCTTCCGCCGTTTCGGCGGCGACGGCAGCCGCATTACAGGCGGGAGCGGGAATAAACTGAGGATTTGTTGACGCAAAATCGGCGGCAGCAGTATTAGGTGTAACTACACTCGTTTTTACAACACCATTTTTAGCACTTTTTGGATTTGCTCCAGCGTTCAAAGTATTTAGATTGAGTATTGTTGGATCTCCAGTATACACTAAATATTCTGTGTTTGTTTCGGTTTTCTTTCTATGTAAATATTTACTTTTGGTATGTTCTGTTATTGTATAAATTATTATTCCGGTACAATTCGCTGTCTTTTGCGCTTTCGCTTTGGCGTGGTCAAGGTCTTCAAAGACATATTCATGATCTTTAATCTTTTTAGAATCCTCCACGACGTGTTTATAGTAATTATCAAATACATCGCCTTTAAAAAAATTTTTGGTATTGAGTTGAATCGGAGAGCCAAAACATAAATTACCACTTAAGTCCGCATCGGTAATAGGAGGCGGCGGATCTTGACCATTATGAGTTTTTCTGTAATGTTCCAAATATTTGATTTTTTCCTTTTCCTCTTTTTCTTTCTCTTTTTCTGCCTTCTTTGCCTCTTTCTCTTTCTCTTTCTCCGCCTTACGTTCCGCTTTACGCTCCTCTTTTAATTCTTCTTCCAACTCTTTATCACCTGTTAGCTTCGCAAACATATGCTGAAATAAATAATGCGCAGCATCAAACATATAATTAGTTCCTAATTATACTTGTGATGTTTAATTCTAAATTAAACTCCGCACATTACGGTGCTAGAACAGCCGAACTGAGGGGCGACATTTTCCGTCCATCGTGTGGCGAGACAACACCGGCGGGTAAGGCGTTTGCGCTCTGGAGTTCACAATCTTGTTGGGAATTAAAGACACGAGTGCGGTCGCAGGCGGCTGCCGAGGGCACCTTCACGCAATAACGACCGGTGAGATCTTCGCCGACGAAACACCAGGCGACCGGTGGCGGCGAGGGCGAAGGTGCTTGGGGTGGTGCTGTAGCAGTATTTGTAGGCACTGGTGCGGAAAGTTGGAATCCGCTGGGCACTTCCTTCAAAGCCCCATACTGTCCGAATGACGGGGCACTTCGGAATGCGTCTAGCCAGTCCCATAAGGCGTTATTCGCTTTAGACCGTTCGGACCACCAGGGGCTTTCATGTAACTGATAATAATGAAATGCTACGGCAGCCCCGACACAAAGCAACCCCACCACCACAACTCCTACTAAAATGCTTACCGATGAAACGGTAGGAGTATATCCTATATTATTGCTGCTAGCGATGAGATTCGCCGACATAATCCTCTAAGTTAGTGTGCGTCTTTTAGTGCTTACGAATTATCCTTACCCCAGTAGATATGCCGGGCGGCTTACTGTCATTAGTTTGCTATGGAAATGAGAATATTATTCTCAATGGAAACCCACAGACGACGTATTTCTATAAGTCGTTTGAGCGTTATACGCACTTTTCCCAGGAGCCGATTCAGATTACGTTGGACGGTCCGAATCTCCTGCTCACCGATGCGCCGATTCTACTCAAAGCGAAAATCCCCCGCCAAGGTGACCTTCTGAGCGATTTAGTACTGCGATTAGAGTTACCCGATATTTTTAGTAAGGCATATTTGAGACCCGCAGTAGATAAAAACGGAAATCCAATCCTAGACGCAAATGGAAACCAGGAAATGACGGTCGATCGTGCCTACGAATTTGCGTGGGTCCGTCAAATCGGTGTTCGCATGATTGATACCATTACGTTTACGATTGGTGGTCAGATTATGCAGCAGTTTAATAGTGATTGGATTTCCGCCCGTGCTACCCTAGATTATGATAGTGATACATATAACAAATGGCGCGTGATGGTGGGTGATGTACCAGAATGCTTTGATCCTGCCGCCGGTGTATATGCGGATCCGACAGTTCCGCCAGGACAGGGATATCCAAATGTTATTAGCTGGCGAGGCACTTCGACAAATCCGGTGCCGACACAAAACAATTCGGCATCCATTCCTGGTCGTATTCTACGTATTCCTCTGGGTCTATGGTTTAGCGATTTCCCAGAGAATGCGCTGCCGCTCGTTGCCCTCCAGTACCACGATTCAGAGGTGACTATTCAATTACGCCCTATTCGTGACTTATATACAATTCTTGATTTGTCAGGAGCCAGGGTACGTCCTGGAGTTCAGACCTTGAGTCCCAACTATTTATCAAATGGTACCTCAACCGATTTATATACACAGATTTGGAATCAAAAGTACTATGGAAATATTCCGCTCAGTATGACAGATTTATATGGCGGAAGTACCGATTTAAGCGGGTCTATGAAGTATTTCCTGACGGATATCAGTGGCGCCGTACCGTTGTTAGATGGTTGGCCGCTCAACGCAACTCTAGAGGCGACGTATACGTTTCTACAAGATGATGTCCGTCTAATGTTTACAAGTAGGACTCTCCGCTACAATGTCCGTCAAGTTCAATGGTTCACGTTTTATGGTATAACAACTAGAAATACGTATAGGCTGGATGTGCATAATGTCGCAACGCGATTAGTGTATTTTGCCCGTCGTAATGACGCTCTCCAATATCGTAATCAGAATATCAATTTGACAAATTGGATGTACACCCTAGGCGCAAATCGTCCATTTGTGACGCCGACACCCTATTGGGCATACCCCAATTCGGTATGTACAAACGCCTCTTCTCTGAGTATTTTACCATATTTCTCCCCTACTCCCTATCCAGGTGCTATTAATGCGCCGATTGGACGATCAGGTATTAATCTTGCGGGTATTCAGCGGGATATTTTGCTCAACGTATTTATTACTGCCAACGGTAATGCTTTGTTTGATAGCCAGGATAACGATTACTTCAAGAAGTATGTACCATTCCGTTATATGAATGGTGGTTCTACAGCAGTTCAAGCGTTGGGAGAGGCGACTCAGTATGAGATGTGGCCGGTGAATGCGTATAGTTTTTCATTGAATGGATCGTCGGTCCAGCAGCCAACGGGTACACTCAATACAAGTCGCATTGACCGTTTGGAGATGGATGTAGATGTTGCGCCAATCCCCTATCTTGCCGGTTATACATACAATCTCTATACGTTTGTGGAGACGCTGAATTTCTTAGAGATTAGCAGCGGTTTGGGTGGTCTCAAGTTTGCTCGCTAAAAGGTCTTTAAGACCCCTGGGGTCTTTAAGCCCTCGCACAATTTTTATACGAGTTCGCTATACGAATTCATATAAAAACTCTAAACCACGGGGTTTAGTACTTATTGACCCACCAGTCGTCCCAGAAGTAGGGGGGCTGGTTGGCATTGGGGTCCGTTGATGGCGCCACAACCGTCTGAACGTTCGCGCGCTCACGGTAGAGGGCATCAATATGCGAGTAGTTGAGGGCATAGGCAAAGTACTTGAGGCGAGACACCATTCCCTTCATGGGTCCTACAACTGTGTAGTCAGAGAAGAGTGTAGGGTCGTAGCCGGTCTGGTCTGGGAAGTACATATTTTTCATTACATAGATGCCGCCAGAGTTGAGGCGGGGAACGGTTGTCAACTTCATACGGACGGAAATGTTACCATTGACATAGACGTCTAGGTTGGTTCCCTTGAGCAGGATGACAAGGTGGAACCACTTGCCGACAGGTACATTTGATACTGTTACATAGTTATCCCAGCTGTTGATTGTATTCATATAGATGCGGAGATTGTTGGCAGCACTCTCAACAAAGACGGCGGGGGCGAGATTCGGGAAACCGACATCACTGCCCTTGTGGAAGATATGCTTGAGTTTGACAGGAGCATTGCCCTTTGCCGAGCCGGGTCCAGAAGTATTTCCACACGAGTCCGTGGTTGAGCCCTGCTGTTCAAATGTATCGGGGTGGATGAAAATGAACATAGAGTATGAGAAGGCAGAGCCCTGCTGCTCATCACGACTGTTGTATAGGATTGGGAAACCGGTATTCAATCCCTGCGGGATGCTTACCGATGTAGCTGTACTATTGTCAAAGAGAACAACCGCCTGACGATCCAACTTTGTTAGAAACGCATTGACTTGTTCGACCATCCCCATTACCACCTGTAATCCAATCATCGTAAGAATAACGATAGCAAGTTGGGGAATTAAGCCGTCACCTGATAAAAATCCGGACACAGATTCCATTTCCTCTATTTATAATTGGTTTTATAAATGGAGAATTGATAAATATTGGTTTACAGGTACTGCGACCAGTTTCCGCCGCCGTGGTAACTGAGTTTGATGCCTATCATATTAAAAAGGGCGCGTACAACGCTTGTAGTACCCTGAGGACCCGCCTGGTAGAGACCATAGATGCGGTCCGGGGTAAGTGCTGCGCCAGAGAAGAATACGCCGTTGAGGAAGCCATTGAAACCGCCCGCAATGGATGTATTGACATACTGGTTACCACTGCCTGATGGTGAGCCAACAACAGGACCCGGAAGTACGCAAGAACGGTTGAGCTTACCGTCGTAGTATACATCAAGTACACGACCGCTGACAACACATGTGAAGTTGATCCAGCGCTGCATGTCAATATCATTAATATCGCATACAGGTGTTGTCGTCATATTACCAAATGTCTGTAGGGCGGTGGAAGGGGTTGTCGCATTTGAGGCGAAGTTGGACTGCCATGTGAGTTCGCTAGAGGAGATACCGCGTGTATGGAAGCGAACGCCGAGCATATTTGTGGTTGGGTAGAGGAACGCTACCATTAAGTAGGCGGGTGAGCCGCTCGTTGCGTTGCTGACCAAAGGGTCAGTGACGGTAATGACCGGCTTGATGACACCGGACTGGTTGGCGTCCCAAGTGCTAATGTACATCCACCAGCTGATTGTGAAGTCGGCGCCTTCTACAATACGAACTAGAGGGTTAGGGATGAAGTTCGGGTCGGGCTTCTGGCTATCATCGTAGTTGATACAGTACTTTGTAGTCGTCGCCGCGGTTGAGCCCTGGGGGACTAGACTATTGGATGAGTTACCAGGTACTCCGTAGACTCCACTTGTCATATTCACCTGGATGACGTAGCGCTCAAGCTCGGAGCCGGCTGTCAAGTAAGTGTATACAAGGTAGCAGACCACGGCTAGAACTAGTAAATAGACTACATTCTGTACTAGCTGCGAGTTTTGCGCATAGAACTGTCTTGCTGCGTTCATACTTCTTCTAAACTATATTGTTAAAAATCTTCAGGCGTATTCGTAATCCACATATTCCAATCCGTTGTTCCCGCCCTTGGACTGCTTGCCCTTATTAGGGCAGAAGCCGGCATGACACATTAATTTGTATAGTTCGTGCCAGATGCTCTTGAATGTAGGTTGTGCGTCCGGGATATTTGGCTTACCTCGTAAATCGGTAACGTGCTTGTAATTTTCCCATATCTCTTTCTCTGTGAGTCGGCGTGGCCAGGCTTGTATCATACCGGCTTGACCCCAGAAATCCGGAGCGGTCTCAAGAAGCATACCGGTAGGATTGGTCCAGGTTAGATTTTCAAGTATAAGTGATGTAGCATGGTGCGCATTCAAATACAAATCAATAGAACGCCCCTCTACAGCGATAGTAATCTGGTTCCATCGGGAATTCATTACGTGGTCAATCTCCGCATAGGGCGGTGGTGTAAATTGCCCGTTCATCATCGTTGGCACAAGCGGTGTTAGACGTACAAGTGCTTTTTGATGTACAGGATCAAGTACAAAATCACCGACACCGATGAGTTTGACAAGCGGCTTGAACCGATAGTCACCTTCGGGACCCGCAAATGGAATACGCTCCATATTCAACTTGTCCATGTAGATGAAGAAACTGACAGTAAAGTTGCTTTTCAGCGATTTAGACAGTTGTGCGGTTGTAAGTACCGATTTGAGTGTAGAGCCACGTTGATGTTCGGACTTGATTCCGTCTAGAACAAAAGGACCGAGCACTGTAGTTTCGTCTGATTTAGGCATAAAGTATAATATATATACGATAGCCACCGCAATTATCAACAGAACTACTATAAGAAATATAAATCGGGGATTCATTCCTCTTATAGTGTAAGTAGGTTTTAGAGCAACGACTTAGCATTATTGTACATGTTTTGTAAGGAATTATCACTTGGCGCGGACGCCTTAAGAGCGGGGTCTTTGGGCGTATCGCAGGTGCTCGCAGGTGGTAAGAACGGTGGAAATGAGATTGGGCAGAAATCAACCAGGAGTCCATTATCAAGCGCATAGGGCCAGACATATAGATTCTGAATAGACGCATTCGCAACTGCGGGTCCACATAGACCGTATACTACATTTTCAACGGCGCGCGGCTCTCCAGCAAGCACCTTTGTCAGTTCCAATTTACAGTTGAGGTCTATTTCAAGCACCTTGTTATGGACACTCACAGTGAGGCGTAGCGGCTTGTCCACGGGCACATCAGAAATACGACCGGATTCACGAAAAACTTCACCACTCTTTGATTTTGTATCTACAAATACAAGAATATCGTTGGTGTTAGGGTCTAAAAATATACCGGGATTGAGACGACGTGGTAGTCCATATGGTGGTAATTGCGAAGCGCCGGCGCTTACGACAGCGACCCCAGTCGTATCACTATACAATTCATCACTGCCACGGTGAAAGATATGACGGTATGGTCCCTCTATATTTGAAACATTACGTGTATTTGAGAGTAATAAATCAAAATGATAGGTGTACTTAGTATCTGCGTCTACGGGAAGATTATCGTCCTCTGTAAGACGTAGATTGCTCGCGCCCCCCATACCGTTTTTCCAAAATATATGAGCGTGGTCAAGTGCCTTATATCTCTTTGGGCGAATATCAAACATTTTGAGCGAGAATTTATGACCAGAGAGTAACAGATAAATGAGAACCAACACCAGTCCTAGTAATACATAAAGAATTATGTTACCCGTGCCGCCAGGTGCTAGTTTTTTTACGCTAGTTACAGCATTAGCAGCCGCATTGGCTGCCGCACCGGGCATATTTTCAAAGAGTGATGCCATTCCTACTTAGACACGAGACTAGAGTTTGAGCGCTTTATAAAAATCTCGTATAGTTCCGTTGCGAACAAATGTATTCAGTTTCAGTCCGGTAGGTTTAATAAAGTTATTACCAGGCGTACGTAATTTACCCTTATCAAATGTATTACCATCATGCGCAATGACGAGCATAACTTTCTTGGGGTCAAGTTGAACTAGGGGCACCGTGTAATTACGGGTGAATTCAATCTCTTCGGCGTAGGCACGGGATTCATCGCACCGGTTCTCCTTCACGTACGACTTCGTAAATGCCATAGTGCCGAATGTGCCATGATTCGGTCCGTAGGGACCGGTTTCCCAGATGGAGCCGTCGTCAGGAAAGAAGACGTGATTGCGTGTAGAGCCCGCCAGGGTCGCCTTGCGCGAAACCAGCGTCATCACAGCGTGATTGACACGGTCCGGTGGATAGTAGTCGTCGTCGTCCATACAGACCAGAATTTCACCCCGTGCCGCCTCGTGAAGACGGTTGCGCTTGGCACCGATACTCAACTTCGTCTCGGAACGAATATACTGGATATTTATTGTTTGAAACTCAGGACGAAGTAAATCCTCTATCGAATCGGAGCCATCATCAAAGACCACCCATTCCATACGTTCTTTTGGGTAGGTTTGGTCCTTAATCACTGCTATCAGATATGGAATGAATTTACGCCGATTGTAGGTCGGAGTGAGAATAGATACAAACGGTTTCGTTGCCGATTTAGGTAATTTTCCAGGCCAAGCAACAACGGACATCTTAATTATATTTAAACACCCAACTATTTAGACCCATTCTCAACATTTTACCCTATGGGATTTAAACCCCGCCAACAAAAAAGCGGTAGATACCATGTCCATTATTTCACGGAGAAAACTATGGTCCTTTTTTGAAGCCCTGTACAGCCAGGAATTAAATGAAGAGTCGGCAAAGGCAGTTACACCACAGTGGTTAAAAACGCCGCTTTTGCTACATCAGCAGTCGGCGCTCGCTGCCGCCCTCCGTCTGGAATCCGCAAAGACGGACGGATTAGAGGTGGATGCCGTTGCGGGCGAGGCGGTTGGCGGAAAACTCTATACGTCGTACGGTATTCTAGGAGACCGTGTAGGATCGGGCAAATCACTTACAGCCCTCTCCTTGGTGAAAATGCCTCCGCCACCGGCGTTGTATAATGAATATATTGTACGTGGCAATGCGATTCTAGGAGACGGACGAGATGTAGGGCTTCTTCGTACTCGTACGCAAGTCATGAGTGCCACAGGAACCAAACTCAGAGAAGTGAGCACCTCTCTTTTCGTAATTCCCCACGCCTTAATGGGACAATGGGAGATGTATGTAGAAAATCATACAAGTCTCAAGTGCTGTTTCGTCAAAAAGAGGAAAGAAGCCGAATCACCAACATTGTTAGAAACTATAGAACAATATGACGCGCTCTTCGTATCCTCCACCATGTGGAATTCGTTCCGTGCGATTCATCATCCAAAGAATATTCTTTGGAGACGGGTCTTTATAGATGAGGCAGATAGTGTTGGAATTACGACCGATTGGGATGATATTAATGGGCTTTTCTATTGGTTCATTTCGGCGAGTTGGTTGAATTTAGTATTTGCGGGCGGAGCGTATTTTAATGTGCTGAGTGCCTATACTCCGCCAGAGGAGACGCCTCAATATGTGATTGAACGGGTAAAGAAACTTCAGAATAATCACTATTTACAGATTCCTGGTTGCCGCCATGTCAATATTGTGAGACGTATGTGCGGTATTTCGGCGAATCATTCAACGGTAGCAATTAATGCGGCGGTGAGCCAAAGTGCCCGTCTAATTATCCATTCATCAGAGGATTATATTAAGACAAGTTTTACGATGCCGACGACAACAACACGTAAGATTGTTTGCGCAACACCGACAAATATTCGGGTGCTGGATAGTTTCATTTCGCGGGATATGATGGAGCGGCTCAATGCGGGCGATATTGCGGGTGCGTTGGAGAGTCTAGGAATGAATTCGTATACAGAGGCGGAAATTACAGATGCGGTGACGGCAGCGATTCAGAAGGAACTTCATAACGCAAAGGTGACCTATGAATATAAGAAGACGCTTGAATATTCAACGGAGGCACTCAAGCAGAAGGCGATTGAAGCACAGGAGCAGAAGATTGCCTCTATTGAAAGCCGTATTTCGGCAATTCAGGAACGGCTCAAGCGGACAAAGGAGCAGACGTGCCCAATTTGTTATTGCGATTTAACCAATCCATCGGTGACTCCGTGCTGCCAACAGTTATTCTGTTTTCAGTGCCTATGCGAGTCTTTGAAGCGGGTCGCAAGTTGCCCACTCTGCCGCGCACGTATTGAAAATATAAAGGATATTAAAGTTTTGGGAGAGACAGCCACCCAGCCTCAACCGCAACAAGATGTCCAAAAACCGAATCAACTCTTGAATAAGAATGATAGCTTTGTGAGGTTTATGAAGGAGAATCCGACAGCACGTGTACTTATGTTTAGTTCGTACGATGCGAGTTTTACGAAGTTGGAGGATTCGCTAGATGCTGCGGATATCAAATATTCTATGCTCAATGGTTCACAGGCACGTATTGCGAAGCTCTTACGGGAGTTCAAGGCAGGTAAGTATAATGTTCTTTTCTTGAATGCGCGAAATATGGGAGCGGGTCTCAATATTGAGTCGGCGAGCCATGTAATGCTGTTTCATCGTATGTCAGCGGAGTTGGAGAGCCAGATTATTGGTCGTGCGAACCGTTTGGGTCGCACAAACTCACTCGAGGTAGTATATCTCATTCATGAAAATGAAATGACTGCCCATTAAAGGAAGGAACCACCATGCCGAATCCAGTGGTATCAGTCGATAAATCCGGCAAAGTGCCGGTATATATCGTCAAGAAGATTTTGACCGATGAGGAAACAAAGGCGAAAACTCGTATATTTATGAAAGATGAGGACTTCCCTGTAGTTCTCAAAGAGGATGCGGATGTCTATACGGAAGACGGAAATCTCCTGTTGCGATTTCGCAAGGGTGTCCTTAGCGAAAACGAGGCGACCAATACATATGAGGCACTCAAGGAGTTTGCGAAGCATTCGTCAACGGACCGTGGTATTGCGAGTGGATCTAGTAAGGGAACAGAGACGGGAAAGAAGAATCCGGTGAAGTCAAATATTATTGGGTACTTTGATAAATGGTCGGTGAGCCAAAAAGCGACATTTAAGCATTCGGGAATCCGCATACCAAGTCAATGCCGTCTTACAAGTTTCAATTTGAAGCATCCCGACAAGTGGGAGAAATGCCTACCGCTCATCCGAGAGATTGATGAGCAGTATAAGCGTCTGTGTCCGAAGGAGCACGCCAGTCAACTCAAAGCCGCAAAGTCAACACCATTTCATATCAAAGGTACAGCGTTTTCAACAATTACGACGAACTTGAATTTTCGTACAGCGGCACATACCGATTCGGGAGATTGGCCGGACGGTTTCGGTAATCTGGTTGTGTTAGAAAACGGTGCGCCGTACAAGGGAGCCCATACCGGGTTTCCGCAGTACGGATGTGCGGTGGATTGTAGACAGGGAGATTTCTTGGCGATGGATGTTCATCAGTTACATGGCAACAGCCCTATGGAACCGCAGGACGAGACGAGTATGCGGCTGAGTTTGGTCTCATATTTGCGCGAGGGCATTGTGAAAAAATGCCGAGGAGCAACTATGTATGATGCGGAGAAGTTGGAGAGACGCCTAAGTCATTGGCGAAAAACGCAGAAGAAACGCCGTTAATCTGCCGATTTATCGGCGAGAGTTGCGGCGAGTGGAGCGGCGAGCGGAGCGCGCCTTCTTTGTGAAGCGACCCTTGGTGTTGCGGGGCTGCTTCTTGGCGGCGGCGCGGTGGAGCGCACGGGTCTTGCGGTTGAACTTGCCGGAGCGGGGTGAGTGGAAAGGATTAGCCATTCTGTTCTTATACTCAAGACAGCGATTTTATTTGGACACTACGGGTGGTTTGAATGTTTTGAGTACATCCAAACCAAATGTCTTCTCGGCTCGCTGGTCACGCAAACGCACTTCGGCAAATCCGGATTTCTTGCTCAAGTTTATCTTTGCCAACCCAGGATACGCCGCGACCATGGCGTGGGCGGATTTATCTACACGGTTTTTGGTTCGCTCCTCTTGCATACCACCGGGCTCTTTATAGTAGGCGGTGATGGGGGCTATCATTTCGTACCGGAGAACTCCTCCGTCAACGAGGTACATAATAATAGAGCGCTGAACATCCTCTTTATCATCAAGGGTCACCTTCAATACATCAATACCTGGATTGATGATTCCCCAAGCAGATCCAATAATATAACGTAAATCTTCGGTTACACGGTTGTGCATAAAGAAGCCGTTGGCGACCGGATAGAAGCCGAATAATCGGAAACCGGTTTTGGCAGCCATAGCAAATCCGTCACGAAAGATCTTATCCAGGGACCGAACCGGCTTTAATCCTCCGTCGGCGAGCATCTTGAACTCTTTGATATCATCATCAATGTTCATAATCTTCTTGCCGATAGGAAAATACCGGGTTATGAAATTACGGACGGCACCCATACCGGGCTCGGCGACGACTAACTTACCGTAGCTACCGGGTTTGAGCACGGAGCGATACTTCTCTTTCTCCTCCTCGGTCGCTACGAAGACGTGAATGATTGAGGCAGGAATACCGGCATCGGCAAGCATCGCTAGCGATTTGTCGCGGAGAGTTTCCGCACGCTTATACGACGGAATAGCGATAATATAAGAGCCGCTACCGACTTTGCGGGTTTTGCGCACACCAGCCATCTCTACCTTTATCTCTTGTTTGAAATCCCAGAATCCTTTCTTCTTCTACCTCAAATGGACGCCAAACAATGCCCCTGGTGCCAACGGTGGTGCTTGAAAGATTATGCGTGTAATTATATTTTTGCGTGCGGGCTTCCGACTGGCAACAACAACTTTTTCATAGGTGGCGGTTGTGGCAGGTCGTGGTGCTGGGAATGTGGTAAGAAGTTTTGTACTACTTACATCAATCCCGAAACGGGTCATAAAAATCCGCATGCCAAAGAATCCCATACAGCCGAATGCTGTAAACAGGAGCCTGGTTTTAAACAGGACGAGTATTGTCCAGGCGGACATAATAGTCATTGCGAGAAGCGGTGGACTTGACCGGACTAAACAGTACTGACGGACTAACTAGGAAACGGTATGGGCTTAGGAATATCCAGTGCCTGAATGAGTCGCATAAACCGATTGGCATCGCCGGTAGGGAACCAGCGTGGTAGCATTCCCCGCCAGAATTCCGTGTTCTCCCATACAGCCGCGCCAATCTTCTTGCCGTGACCTGGACAGTCCTTTTTCTCTAATTCAACCTTTGCCGCTGTAATGAATAAGTTCGCCTTCCAAAACGTTGAGTCAAATCCACCGTCAAAGACGGGATTTGCTTCTACGAAAGCGTCACGCATCTCGCATAAATAGCGGAACTGATTATATAACATAGACTGCTTGGACAGCACCGCAGTATATTCCATATCATCATCGTTCCATACAGATGTTTTCTCATCATTGACGGCGTAATGTCCAAAAAGGATTTGGTTGACCGCTTGGAGTTTTGCCTGGTACGTGAGAGGGAACAGAGTCCAATGCTGAAAGAAAAAGGTGTAGTAGTCTAGCCGATCGGAGGCGAGAATCGTTTGAAATACCGATTTATATACTTCGTAGCCCCGTTCGTTATTGCCAATGAATCGGCAAATCCAAGTGGGTAACGATTCGTGTAGATGGAGCCCCGCCAAATTCAAATCATTATTATTGAGCGGTACTTCGGTGGTCATATCTAGACTTCCACGTAAGAGTTGCCCTACTGCCGACTTGATGGTTTCACTTCGTCGGATACGATTGGAGCCGAGTGCCTTCGCATCTGCCAGACCGACTTCAATTGTATTTTTGACATCCGCAACCGAAATCGTCCCCTGAATCATGTCGGTCTTGATTTCCCGCACGGACTGTAAGATTTTACGTAAATCACCGGAATGAACGGTAAGCAAATCGGTGGCGAGTTTCATGAGGTCGCAATTCTTAGGCACTTTCTCAAATTGCGTGTTAATCAGGGCAAACACATCGGACGGGGACGGTGCTGAGATTTGGAACGTCTTACATAACTTCAAGAAAGGCTGGAACTTCTTCTCCATCCATTCGTTGGAAATACAGACAATCGCATTATGACCGTTGTACTCCTTTAGAATACGAACCAACTCGGAAAGACCGCCCTTGTCGCCGACGGACATGCCGTCAATCTCGTCCAGAATGATGCCAAGATTGCGTGGACCCTCGGGTCGGAAGAAGTCAGCCACGTTACAACTGCGTAACAGGGGAACGAGCGATTCTTCTACGGCGGCTTTATGACGGTGCTGGGACGCATTCCATTCAACGACTCGGTACCCCGCTTGTTCGAGAGCCAGGCGTGCCAGAGTCGTTTTACCGATTCCAGGCGGTCCGTACAAAAACAGAGACGAGGGTGTTCGTGGCGCAGGCTTTTTTGCCCAATCAATGATTTGGCTAAAAAGGCTTGTATGAATGGTCGCCATTTAGATATTAGGTGGCGAATGTCTTTAGGTGTTTATTGTGTCATCAGTGCTTGGAATTGAGCCATTTGTGCCGGTGTTAGACTTGGTACAGCTGCTGTTGCTGCTGCTTGGAATTGAGTAAAGGTTGTTCCAGCCGGAACTAGACCTTTCGCAACTAAATCTGATACCAGTTGTTGAGCTTGTGCATCCGTAGGTTGTTGCGCCCCCGTAGGTATATTATTCGCTTTTGCGTAAGTTTTTAACTCGCTAAAATCTGCTAACAGTTGATTGCCCGTCATTGGCGTCAAAGCACCAGCCGGTGCCGCAGAAGACGCCGAGGCACCTAATATAAACCACCAGGCACCGCACCACCAGGTACCGCACCGCCACTCATGGAAGGAACTGTACCCGTTGTGCCGCTCATTGGCGTTAAACCACCGGGTACGGGTGGCACAACGGTGCTTGTCTGACCGCTGAACATAGGAGCACCACTAGAATAAGTGTTCATCATCGGCGTTGAAGAATCACCTACCGAATTGTAAGAGAGCCCAGCCTTTGTTAGACGCTGTACAAATGCCGCCTTTCCAGCTGGCGTCGCAAAATCAATTAGAGGGTCAACCGAAAATCTATAAGCGGGGTCACTAATTTGTGTAGAAATCTGATTAGGATCCATCTTTCTGAGTCCACCATTACGGCTGACCCCAACAAAATCTACGCAAAAATACTGTGAAGAGGTAGTCGGTCTGTATAATCCGCTATTATTGGGGATAACCGATAGATAGTCGGGGCAGGCACCAGAGCCGGTTTCAAAATCGGGGTCCGCCGGAATCGGCAAGACAAACCACTTAATCCAATAGTAGTAAAAGATGAGGAAACCGCCAATAAACCATAGTACGCCGGCGACCGGCTTATGTAAACCGGTGTAGTAAAAATAAGCACTGAAGCCAAGAAGAAGAAGACCAATTACCCAATAAGACTTCTTTTGAATATCACGCACCGTACGTGCCCATTGTTTAGCAGCAATATTTGATGTTGCTGACATCTCTATCTAGACTATCGGTTTTTACCTACTGCCCAAATGTTGGCGATCCATTAGAATTTGTTCCCTGTGTAGGCAATGAATTATCGCCTACTGAATTGAAAGAGAGACCAGCCTTCAATAGGCGCTTCACAAACGCCGCCTTTCCAGCTGGCGTCGCAAAGTCAACGGTTGGGTCTACAGAGAATGTATAGGATGGATCGCTAATTTGCTGAGAAGCCTTTGTAGGATCCATCTTTCTGAGTCCACCGTTGCGACTGACACCGACGTAATCTACACAGAAATACTGCGTAGAGCTGGTAGGTTGGTATAGACCACTGTTGTTAGGGATGACCGAGAGATAGTCGGGGCAGGCGTTCGTGCCTGTCATAAAATCTGGGTCCGGAAGTGGTTGTGTAACAAACCATTTAATCCAGTAGTAAAAGAAGATTAAGCCGCCGCCAATAAACCATAGAACACCAGCGACTGGGCGATTTAGGGAAGTATAAAAAAAGTAACTGAGTCCGATTGTAAATAATACCGCCGATATTAGATAAGCATTTCTCTGTAGGCTCTTCATCGTGGCATCCCATTTCTTTGCCTGTGATGTGTTCACAACGGACATACTTCTAATAAAGTTTTATGTTTTTTTTGATAATTATCAAACTGACAATTGTCGTAAAAAAAGGAGAGACTGTGTTTAGTTGATGCGAGCAACTGGTGTGGGTACGCCAGTACCACCGCCGTAGGTCTGTCCACCGAGACGGATGTAACCGCAGTAGAAGTCCGTGTCGGAGCCCGCGAGGCAGCCATTACCATCACCTGTACCGTAGTAGCCGTTGGTGCCCGTTGTAACAAGCTGAACGCGGCGGAGAACGGTGGACTGGGCGCCGACCGCAGTGGCGAGATTGGGGTCAGGGATGTAGACGTTGCGACCCATATCACGGAGTACGGCTGAGCCAGGGGTGGAGAGGAGACCTAGAGCGTAGTTATTGCCGAGTGCTGCGCTGCCGAGTGCCCAGGGTACAAGATTATTGTTAGAATCAACAATAGACGAGGCAATAGATGTAATATTTGTCCATAACTTATTAGGCTGGATCTGGTTCCAGTTGCGTCCAATGGAAGTCATTTGTTTATATCAAGTAGAGAGAAAAAAAATACCGGAATGTTTAGTTCAGGCGAGCAACACCAGAGGGGACACCATTGCCGCCGGCGTAGGTCTGGGCGCCCAGGGAGATGTAACCGCAGTAGTAATCTGTATCAGAGCCAGTGCCGGCTGGGAGACCATCACCTGTGCCGTAGTAGCCACCCATGGTGCCGCTTGTGACAACCTGAACGCGGCGGAGAACGGTAGACTGGGAGCCGACCGCAGTGGCGAGATTGGGGTCAGGGCGGTAGACATTGCGACCCATGTCTCGGAGGACTAAGGTGCCAGGGGTGGAGGCAGCACCGAGGATATTGTAGTTTGCGCCTGTTACAGCTGCCTGTAGCCAGGGGACCACATTATTGTTGGAGTCAACAATTGTAGAGGTAAGGGAGGTGACGTTGATGTAGAGTTTATTCGCAGGAATCTGTGCATAGCTGGCTAAGACAGAGGTCATGGTTTTATATCTTTTGTTAAGAAAAAAAATATAAAAAAAAGTTAAATATTTAGTTGAGCCGAGCAACACCGGTGGGCACACCGTTGCCACCAGCGTAGGTCTGGGCTCCGAGAGAGATGTAACCGCAGTAGTAGTCTGTGCCTGTACCCGCACCGGACGCAGCATTATCACCCGTGCCGTAGTAACCGCCAACACCACCGCTGGTAACAACCTGAACGCGACGGTAGATAGTAGACTGTGAACCGACGGACGTTGGGGTGTTTGCGTTTGGGCGGCGATGGTTCCTTCCCATATCTCGGAGGACTAAGGCGCCAGGGGTAGAGGCTAGACCGAGGAGAGCATAGTTCGTCGTGGCATTGCCGGCTACGAGCCAGGGGACCAAATTGTTGTTGGAGTCAACGATAGTAGAAGTAACCGAGGTGATATTGATGTAAAGAGAATTTGCCGGAATCTGAGCCCAGTAACGTGCCTGAGATGTCATGTCTTTATATATTTATAAAAGAAAATAATTACATAAGACGAGAAATTGTGCTTGGGAAAAAACTCATCATGGTACTAGGCTGATTGCCCATACGAATATAGCCGGTGTAAGAGCTGACATTTGTGCTATGATGCCCATGCGATACACCACCTGTAATAAGCCGAATTTTACGCAAAACAGTGGAATAAGGATGATCGGTGTCAGGGTCAGAAATATGTGAACCCATATCTCTTAGAACTGCCCTGCCTGGACGAGATAGAAGAGAGGTAATGGTTGAATCGGCTACCCATGGCACCGGAAGATTGTTGGAATCTACGATGGATGAGTGAATTGGACCATTATTAATGTAAAGACGATTTGTACGTATATAAGCATTGTGTTTGTTTGACATTTGTCTTTACACTTATTTAAGAAATAAATGTATAGAAATTAAACGCTAGAATATTAAGCAACCGTTTAGTTGAGGCGGGCAACACCAGAGGGGACACCTGTACCACCGGCGTAGGTCTGGGCACCGAGACGGACATAGCCGCAGAGGTAGTCGCTCTCTGAGCCGGCGCCAGCAGCACCGTTGTCGCCTGTACCGTAGTAGCCGTTGTTGCCCGTGGGGACGAACTGAACGCGGCGGAGAACGGTGGACTGGGCGCCGACCGCAGAGGCGAGATTGGGGTCAGGGATGTAGACATTGCGACCCATGTCACGGAGAACAGCCGCACCTACCGTAGAGAGACTGCCAGCTACAGACGCAACGACCCAGGGGACAGGGTTGTTGTTGGAGTCAACAATGGTGGACTGCATAGGAACTAAGTTGATGTAGAGCTTGTTCGCAGGGATCTGTCTCCATTCATGGTTAACGGAAGTCATTTGTTTATATCCTGTAAAAAGAAAAAAATATTCTAAGACAAGGACAAGGAGCAACCATGAGCACACTTGATGAACAAAGTCCAGGAAGAGTATCCCTCAACGCACCTATGGATAAAGATGTAATGAACCTGCCCGGTTTCCAATATACAAAAGCCCCTCCGTCCACTGCCGGACAAGACGGAATCCGAGGTAATTTTGAGCAGACACCCCTGAATCAAGCCTTCTTTTCTGAGGGAAATTTCCAGATTGTTCAGAATTCTATTCGTAAAACAGTATTTGATAAGTCTGGTGATATTATTGATCCAGTAAGTACAGATGATTTATTTATGGTTATGCGCGCCATCTTTCTTTGGTACAGCCGAAATTTATCGTACGAAATTCCGGAGCAAATCGCGGAACTGAACGCGCGTGTGACTGCCTGGACTGTACCAAAAATACTCGCAGAACTCGGAATGTATAAGTACTACTTGAATGATATTAATACACTACCTGACCCGATTAAGTTACCTGTCAATCAGAGCAGTGCCGGCACCCGTTCGTTGCCGTTCAAGCCTTTTTTTTAGGCGCAGCACGCTTCTTAGGTACCTTTTCCGCCGTAGCCGTAGCAGCAGCGGATGCGTAGGAGTCCTCGCGCGCCTTGACATAGACCTCGTACGCAGAGCGGAATGTACGTAGGTCCGAGAGCCAGAGCATCTCTTGGGACGTTCCCGTCAGAGCACGGTGCTTCTCTTGGTGGTCGGCAACTTCCCGCTCAAGTTCTGCGACGGCTGTCGCCTTGAGACGGTCTACCCGAAGACGTAGGAGATACTCGTACGCCTTGAGGTCCTTACCTTCAGGGTCGGAGATAGGCGGAAGCCCGAGCCCCTTCATAGCCGCATAAAGCACCGAGTCTTCCACATTTGAAATCACCAACTTGCCGCTGATGACCGATTTGATGAAGAGTAGACGAGCCGACAATTCGGTGATTTCGGTTTCTAGACGACCAAGTTCGTGTGCCTTACGCTTACCGTACGCGGACAAGCGTTCGCCGTAGAAGCGTTCCATAATTTCGCCAGGAGACGCAAAGCGGCGAATCGTACCGTCAACGTCAAAGGCAACCATGTTTGTCGTCTTATGCTGAGTCGTGAGCTTGAAACGGGTCTCAAAGTCGGCAGGATACGCACGCGCTTCGTGGTAGTACTCAGGGTCCATTTGAAGGATAAAGTCACAGTCAATATCGTTGTATGCCTCCTCGTATCCGCGGAGCCATACCATAGCTTTGGAGCCGTCCTTCTTGCTCGCAGATTTGAGCTCTTCCTGCTCGGCAAGCATTTCGTCAAGGAAGTTCTTGTAATCCTTGGTCCAGCAGCCAACAGGGAGTTCCTTGATGCGAATCGTAGCCGCATCGTCGTCGACAAATTCGTAGATACCCTTTGTAATCCAGGTCTTATTATCCGCACCGGCAAGAACCTTGCCCTTGAACCCGAACCACCAGGGCTTCAACGAATGCGTTGTCAGGTCCCCAATCGTTCCTGCTAGGCGCATCTCGAGTGCGGACACCAAATCCGCAGGATTGTATGGAATCACATTGGTAGAGAAGCCGGTGCCAATGCCGATACAACCGTTGACGAGAAGCAGGGGAATGACCGGTAGGTACGTTTCGGGCTCAACAGGAAGACCATCGTCATCCAGATAGCGAAGAATGGCGTCGTCTTCCTTTCGTACTAACATCCGAGCAATCGTTTCCAGGTGCGTGTGGATATAACGGGGCGAAGCGGAATCGGAGCCGCCCATGAGACGGGTTCCGAACTGCCCGTTGGGGGTCAGTAGATTGATGTTATTGGAGCCGACGTAGTTCTGTGCCATTCCGATAATCGCACCGGTCAGGGATGCTTCACCATGGTGGTACGCCGCCGTCTCCGAGACATAACCGGCAAGTTGTGCCACACGCAACTCCGATGTCAGGTTACGCTTGAGTGCCGACCAGAAGATTTTACGTTGGGATGGCTTGAGTCCGTCCATGACGTGCGGTAGAGAGCGGACATTGTCGGCAGAGCTGAAATGAATGAGCTCGTCGTGGACAAAGCGGGAATAACCGACCTTCCCGCCACCGGCACCGACTTCCAGATGCCGTTTGCGGTCAAAGGAGCCGAGCCAGACCTTGCGGTCATCGGCACGCTTCTTATTGAATGCGAGGTCAATCGTCGCATCCGCCTCCCCGTCCCACGTATACTCAACCGTATTCATATTGGCGAAGTACTCACGGGCTTCCAGCGCCGTAGAGGTACCGAGACCTTTGTAATACTTCGTCTTCCAGCCACGACCGCCTGCGTCCGCCCCAGTCAACCCATTGCGCCAAGCCTCATACTCCGATTCGGAATAGAAGCAGAGCGTAGTCTTGCTCTTGGTTGCCTTCAACAGCGGAGTCATCAGGCAGCAGAGGAATCCGAGCCGTAGGAGCGACGGCCAGTCGGTGTGAAACAGATTCATGAGCAGACCCTTGATATGCGAGCCGTCCACATCCTGATCCGTCATAATCATCACACGACCATACCGTAATTGTTTGAGATCCGTGTAGACCTTGCCGGTTTCCAGACCGAGAATATGCTTGATGTGCGTAAGTTCTACATTTGCCGTCTTCTTGACGACAGAAATATCCTTGACGTTCATAATTTTACCCTTGAGCGGAAAGACGCCGTAGCGCTCACGACCGACCACCTTCAGACCCGAAATCGCCGTTGTGGCGGCTGAATCTCCCTCGGTCAGGATGAGAGTACAATCGGCGGACTTCGCGGTGCCCGCCCAAATCGCATCTTCCAGCTTAGGAATACCACGAACCGTGGACTTCTTCTTACCATCGGTACGCTTGGCGGCGGCGGTATTCTTCGCTTCAAAGAGTGCTTGGGCTTCGGCGAGCAGTCCAATCTTTACGAGTTTGTCCACGAACTTCGCAGACATTACGGGTAGCGAGCCGAACTTGGCAGCGGGTGTCGTCAACGTCTCCTTCGTCTGGGTATCAAACGAAGGATTGACAATGGTGGAATTGACGAACCAGACCACGGAATCCTTGAGCAAAGCGGGTGTGATATCCAACTTCGCCTTCTTCTTCGCATGCTCACAGAACGCGGTGAGCACCATCTTGGACACGTAGTCAAGATGCTTGCCACCACGGCGGGTGGCGATACCGTTAACGAACGAAAGATGACGTTCATCTGGTGGAGCATCTACGGTATGTAAATCGCGCGTGAGGACGGCGCCGATTTCCCAGCGCTCACCGGCGACTTCGTAGGCGACCCGCTTTCCACCAACAGCGGCACCGCCGCTCACGGACGAGTCTTCGCTCGCTGCGACAGAGGCGTTATCAGAACCAGAGCCACCACTACCCGACTTGTTGACATACAGATCAATGTATTTAGGAAAGGTATTGGACGAAACTACTTTTCCATTCAACGTCACACGGCAGTCCTTACCAGCCATTGCGGCAGCGTCCATCACACGAGTGGCGATGAGGGCGAGCATATCGGCGGGAATCTCAGTCGGCACCTTACCACCATCCAATCCCCACGAGAACCGTGACAGGTCGGGCGTAAAGGAGATTTCCATCATCGGTTTGATGGACGACGCCTTAATCACCGGCGTACCTACAACCGACATGTTAGAGGTCCAGGTCTGCGTATAGCGCTTCTTCGCACGGTGGTCCACGGTATCAATCGTAAATTCTCGGCTGAAGATGTTGGTGAGTTTAGCGCCGTAGCCGTTCTTACCACCGACCGTCTTCTCTTCCTCCTTGTCGTAGTTGGAGGAGGTGAGCAGATGACCAAAGATGAGTTCAGGTGCCCAGACGCCGGTTTCGCCATGCTTATCTACGGGAATGCCGTCGCCATCATTTCGTACAGTAATTTTGTTAGATGTGTAGGAAACGTCAATGTGCTTGACAGGAAAGCATTCAGTGCCCGCCTTGAGCCGACTTTCTTGACGAACACGGTGGTCAAGGGCGTTGACGAGGATTTCATCAAAGATTTTGAGGAAGCCAGGGCAGAAACGGACGGAGCGCCATTCCATCACGCCCTTTTCCTGATTGATAACCCATCGGTTTTCTAAGGCAGTATCAACAGAGCCGATATAAGTATCAGGAAGTTCAAGGATGTGTTCACGATGCGTATGCTTCTTATACTGGTCGGCACTGGTCTTTGCCTTAGCAGAGGAGGGCTTTGTAGTAGATGTTTTCGTACTCATTCTATCTACAAGGTGTGTGATTCGGGAGGCAAGGGGGGACCCTTGGTCAATTTTCTTCAAACTCGTCGGTCCAGTCTAAACACCACAAAATCATTATATATATACTATCATGGATAATACATATAGTATGATACCGGAACTTGTGCCTATAGCAATTGAAACATCAATAAGTGTATGTAAATATGGTGTACCACTTGGCGGGTCATTCACGTGGGCAATAATTCTGTTTTTAACAGCGGATGCCAGAGATTATCCTTGGAGTCATATTCAAGCCGCAATTATCGGATTTCCTCTTATTATCGCCTGCGATGTAGCACTTTTCGTTCCATCGGTTATTATTTGTTATCTAAAATCCAAAGGTGAGCTCAAGGATTAGGAAAATAGAGTTTTTCCCATGCGGGTGGAATACTTTCTAAAATTGTACTTATTGGGGCATCTTGGACCTCAAGACATTTTTGAACGAATGCGTCCATTTCGGTTCGTTCAAAGAATCCTTTGGAATCTAGCCACAGGAATACGTGGCGAATAAGAATACAAAACGGCGTTCGTCCAAGTCCGTCCTCCCATACGTAAATTGACCGACCACGACCCGCTGATTCCAGACGGGAGAACCACGCATCCCATGGATTGAGTTCCTTTTCAAATTGGATGGCGGCAACGAACGAGCGTAAATCGCCACGCTGAATCATAAACGTTAAATCGGACGGAATACGAATCTTTTCGGGCGGAATCTCTTCACTCGCTTGTATGGATGTCAAGGTGTCACGAACGTGAACGATGGGCACGTGTCCGCAGAACAGGGCAACGCAACGGGACCGCAGGGTTGCGTGAATACGATAGAGCGAATTACATAGAAAAAGAAACATGGGCGCATTTCGGTGTCCCTCACGGTCCACATCGTCCAAAAGCGCACGAAGAGACGCTTGTGCGGGCTCAGTCATTGTCTCCACTTCGTCAAAGATGACGAATTTACGGGTCACACCTGGCCAATTTGTTTGGGTAAATTGGAGAATACGGTCGCGAATCACCTCAATGGAGCGCTCATCGGACGCATTGAGATACAGAGTCGAAATGGTGGGAGAGATATCTGGATACGCCTCTTGTGCGAGAGCGAGTGCTATAGAGGTCTTGCCGGTGCCTGGTGGTCCGTATAGAATTGTTGGGGGAAAACCGATAAAATGTTTTTGAATCGCCCGTTCAAAGAGTTGTTTGATACGCCGATGTCCTTTGATGTCGGCAAGCCGAGTGGGACGATATTTTTCAGTCCATACAGCGGTGTTGCTAGTCGCCATCTTAGAACTTCAAGAGTCCGCGAACTTTAGACCCTATTTATTA